TCTTTAAGATAAATTCCGCCTCGCTTTGCGTGCTTATCCGATGTGAGATGGGACGGGTCTGTATAAGCCTTAAACTTACCAGTGGCCAATAGCTTAGCTTTAAGGTTTCCTGTGTAGCCATCTGCCGACATCTTAAGTCCAGCCAGTATGTAACAGGTAATGATTAAGCTGGAACAATCAAATTCTCCGGCGGCTCCAGCTACTTTGTTTTTGTTTTTTCTTATAGAAGCGTATCCGGTCCATCTCTCAATCTGGTCATAACCAAAGGAAGGATCGCCGCAAATCTGCTCCATGATCTTTGCTGCTTTATTAGCAAGAACCTGATCCGTACATTCCAAGTATACATTCCAGAGCCTGTTATACCAGGATCGGACGCAAATTTCTTTCGTGGTTTGATCTCCGTCTCTGCCCCCGGATATCTTTCCTCTCTCGTCAATGGATGCGTGACCTATCTTAATCATTCCGGATCACCTTTGCCCTTATCTGTGATATTCCGGATTAACTCAAATGCTCCTGTGCTTGCTAAACCGGAAGCCATACCACCGAGTAAAATATCAGGTGTAAATGACCAATGATTGATCCAGACATTAGTAACCACGCCGAGAACCGCCATGATAAGGGGTATGTACTTATTTGGAATTACCGGGATGCTGTTCTTAATTACATAGCCTACGCATAGGCATATTGCCATAACTGCTACTACTACAAATTGACTTAGAATCTCCATATTATTAAACTTCCTTTCTGTGTGATAATTCTAATAGTTGCTTGTATAATTCGGTTATTGTTCCGTTGCCTCCAAGTGCATGATATTCTTTATACATAGCCGTTACATTCTCCATGGCGTAAATAGGTATGAATTCCTTGTCCATATACTTATTGTATTGGTCGATTATTCTATCTCTTAAAATTGCTTGTACACCAAATTTTAAGGCCTTAAATTGTGTAAAAATCCATCTACATATAAATCCGAGAACCCCTGTCACTCCGGCAAATAAAAAACCTAACCAGTATGTTGCTATAAACTCTGTCATTACATGATATACCATCCTTTCCTTTGCAATAAAAAAGAGCCTACACAGCCCTTAATTTAAACTTAGTTCCAATACGTTTATTCTGTCCCTTATCATTTGTCTGGAGGTATGAATCTCTTCAATGTTGTAAGGAGCATCTAGCCCGGCAAGCTGATACTCTGAACACTTGATTACCATGTAATCCGTAGTCTCTAATTCGCTCTTTAAGCTTGCAATCTCCTGGAGTATTGCCTGTTTCTCCAGTTCTTCCTCAGTAGGAACATAAGGCTCTGGATCAGCAGCCGGATCGGGCTCGGTGTAAACGGATCCATCGTTACTTAAAATGACGATGTTACCATCAACCCTATAGATTGTGGTATATCCTGTCATTGTCGCGCAGGAAACGCCCCCGGCTGTTAATACCTCTATTTCCGATAGGCCCTTATCTGATAGATCCGTTACTTCATGGAACTCAATTATTAACAAGTTTCCGCGATTTACTGATATACTGACGATTTCAATCTCCTCGTCCAGTATTTTAATTCTTTCCATGGATTTCCCCTTTCGTTGCATAAAAAATAGACCTTTCGGTCCTGATTAATGAATTAAATGATAATTTGTTACACATACAGAATTACAAGCTTAACATTAACAGTAGAGGCTACAGTATACCCTGTGTAGCCCATATACCAATTACCACCATGCAGCCCCGCCGATGCCACTGCAACGTGTGCGAAATTTTGGAATACTGGAATTACCGCTAAGATGCTACCGCTTGTTATTGCACCTGTCACGGCGCTATTTATATCATATTGATTTGCGCCTTGTGCCAATGGAACAGATATCGTAACTGTTTTTTGCTTGATCGAACTATTATTTTGCACTGTAATCTGATCTTGAAGAGCCTTACCCTGACGAGCATCCAAAGCAAGTCCAGATGCAGTAGTGATAAGATTGTTTGCAATGTTTGCCTTATCAAATTTGACACTATATAAGTCTTCTATGGCGTTATCACAATCATCAATACCCTTATCCATCTTATTAAGATTTGTAGCATTAAGGGGAGTTGCCACGGATGGGCTGCTTTGATAATTAATCTTTATGTATCTCTTTGCCATTCTTTTTCACCTCTTCCTCATAGGCTTTTTGTTGCTCTGCTACTGCCATGTTAGCCTTTGACCGCATCAAATTCAGATATTCAGCAAATGTGTATTCAAGCACCTTCGCCGGGAGATTAGATTTATTAACTACGGCTACGATATCCGCGTTTAATTCTGCAATGCGAAGATCCATGCCTTTGACTATATCCTCTTTTTGCTCATTTTTTTCTTTCATAATTTCTCTATTTCCGTTCATATTTCCTCCATTCGGGCATAAAAAGAGCAGCTACCATATAGGCGCTGCTCTTGTGAGTTGTTAAGTTATTCTGTTACCGTGCCTTTTTCGGTTACATTGACATCACACCTCAGTACAATTACTTGCCTCTCTGGCGTGGTGATTGTGCATGTTACAAAAGCTGTCCCGGGTGCCTTGGCTGTAACTTTGCCGTTTGCGCAGTTAATCGTTGCTACGGAGCGATCCGATATAGCCCATCTGTATTTTGACTTAGCAATCTTATTTTCAAGGTTGATATCAAATATATCGCCTGTCTCTAAATCAATGGCTGTTTCGGTCAGCAAAGGAGCGTTGTCATCAACTCCGACCACTACCTCGGATGTTAATACATGAGTGGTCGCATCCGGAAGAGTAATTTGACAAGATATATTGGTCTTGCCCTCTTTCTTTGCTCGTACCATGCCGCTCTTGTCAACGGTTGCTATAGTCTCGTCCGAGCTTGTCCAGTTATATGAGGAACCGGCTACTTTATCATTAAGATTAATATCATATGCTGTCAATGATGTAAGTTGTACTGTTGTGGCTGTGAGGGATGGATTAGTAGGTTCCTCAACGACGGGGTCTGGCAATTTACCTTTTTGCTCCTCGGTGTCCGGTGGCCAGATGTAAAAATGGAACACTCCAGTTCGGGTTTCGTATTTGGGATCATCCGGGGTAAATACCCATTGTAAATCAAAATCACCAACTGTCAATTCGTCATAGTTCGGATACGAAAGTTTACCGGAAACTACATCCCCGTTAACTGCAGTAAAAAATATTTTTGGAATAGATATATCGACTTTGTCTGCTTCTGCCTGCAGCTTTTTCCCTTCTTTTTCATACCAAGTTGGATTAAGCTTTATTTTCCCGTCCGCATTATACCACTCCGGTGAATACAAGTTCCCGTTTTCGTCTATTAAATAATCAGTAGCATAAGCAACATTGGAGCTGAACAAAAGTAGCACCGTAAAAATAATTGCAAACAATTTTTTCATTATATGCACCTCCTATGCAAACAATACCATAATAATGTTATTATTTCAACATTTTTACAATTTTATTAATCATTTTATAATATTCTCAAGATGCACAATGCGTTCGTTTTGTTTTTGTATGATTTTAATTAGCCAAGCAATGAAGTTGTTGTAATTTATTCTGTGCGTTTCGTTGTTTACATAAAATCCATCATCAGTGTATTTTCTGACGTCTTTTACTTCAACCAAGTCGTATTCGTACGGGTTGAGGCCATACGAAAGAAAAGCATTCTCTAATTGCTGCACTATTATCCCAAAGAATATACCTTTGCCGTACGTATCAGTTTTGTACTTGAACTGATACGGTTTCAACGAGTAAAATAATTCGTCAGGTATATTATCCATCGGCAAAATGTTGTGTTTCAGCCTTATATCTGACGGGGTTTTGGGTTGATAATTTGCCTGTACATAATTAACGCCAGCGGCATTGTCGAACCCTAAAAAATCTATGTTACCATAGCCAGTGTCTGCAGCATAAATACTGTTTGTGTATAAATTCTGTACACTTCCAGCTACAGAAGCATACCCTACGGACGACTGGTTAGCGTTGTTTGAAGTTATAGGCACGCCGCCGTTAATATCGTAGCATGTTATGTGGGATGCCAACATGCTTCCGTTATATGCATTAAGTTGTATGCTTCCACCCACATTAAGTTGAATAGGCACGCTAAGGGTGTCTATCTCTGCAAAATCTGAGTTTATAGCGCCGTTCGATATAGTGGTTGTTCTACTTCCATCGGTAGTGATGAAAACAACACCGGTTATTGTGCCGCCGTTTATCTGATCCGCATCTATACCGCCAGTATACACCCATCCGACTCTAACATCGTCCGCCACAACCGTTCCGGTCCTTAATACTGATCCGTCAATCGTTGTGAGATTCCCATTAACATCGAAGGTAGCATAACCGTTGAAATTGATCTTGTTTGCTTTTATCGTGGCAGACTCAGGAGAAAGGTTGATTGCTGTGATTACTCCGTCTTTGCCTACTTTTAGGTCTATGCTCCCTGCCATAACTGAAATCTGTCCGCTCAAGACTCCTTCAGCTGCTGATGCCCTGTTAGCTTCCAGTGTTATAGCTTGTGAAGTCTGGTCGAATCTCGTGTTTGCTTCGGCTGCCAAATCAGCAACCTCTACACTTACACCGTCAACGTCTGCCTTTAGTTTCAGTGTCTTATAATCAAGTACCTTGAACTGCCGATTAACACTCGTGGTCTGCTTTGTTTCCTTTGAGCCGCTCGCCGACATTGTATCCCGCAATGCTTGAATACCTTTTAAAGTTCTGTTAAATACATATCCCTTTACCGCGTCCGCATTTTCGTTTAAGATTAAATCCCCTACTTCTACATAGGGTAACCCTATTTGTTCGCTCTCATAAGGGCGGTACGGACGTTTAAACATGTATCCGGCGGCATTTGTGGCAATGGTCTGTAGTTCTGAAGCTGTTTTTCCGAATACAAGGAAGTTACCAGTTATAAAATAAGCATTTGTACCGGTTCCTACAATTGCGCCGTAGTCTGCATCATCTGATCTGATAACTAATTTGTCAATAGCCGCAACCGTATATTCCTCATACCGGATTGTCTCGCGCATATCTTCTGTGATTGTCTCGTCTACTTCTCCGGTGTATGTGGTGTCGTCCTCGCTGGTTGGGTATAATGTGTCGGATGGGTAAAGAGTATTCGAAGGGTATAAACCACTCATGGGCTTAAGAATGATATGGGTAAACTGTCCGGCCCGATTAATATGTCCGAATACTCCGTTGATTTCCTCTATGGCTTCGATTACTTCTCTTCCCGGGAGCTCCGCAGGCTCTATGGTCTTTTTGATTGTCATAGAGTCATTGGGCAATGGAAGTTTGCTAGTATCCTGTGTGAGCCCTACATAAGCCAGAAACGAGGCCCTGAACTGTGCCATGGTGTATGTTTCTGTACCGGTTGGAAAGAGGCTGTTATACCAGGAGGCTACATCGATATCAGTCTTCCTCATTTGATTGTAAGAAGTCAATCCCTTGTATCTAAAGTTGTCTTGTCTTTGCTCTGAATCAATCGTATATGTGCCAAGCGGTACCGTAAATCCTCCAATTGATTGGCTCAATATCATTGTAAGCCCCTCAAGCCTTGGCGCGACATCTGCCACAATAAATGACACTTCGCTCGATGCGCATCGTCCATATTCAATGTCTTCGTTCGGGCATGCGCTTTCTTTAATTCTCAACGACTCACTTACTATTTTGTCGTGTGGTATCGTCAATGATAATTCCGGTATATACACTGACAATGTTTTCGGGATGTTATCCTGTTTATACAGTGTTTTAATCTCTGGTGGTATACTTAACATAATAACACCCCTCCTTAATACTCGATAAATGCGATTCTGATGGGTTTATACTTTATATCACCGGCATACGTCGCGTATGGTTTGAATGTGATGTCAGGGACATAGAAAGTACCATTTGTATATGTATTAGTTTCGTCGTTCCAATACCGTGCAGATACAGTTAATCTATCAGGGAAAAAGCCCTGCATCTCAATCTTTTCTGTAAGGCTCATAGTTGGGGTTGTAAATTCAAATTTAGATCTAGTGTGTGGCAACACATTTCTGTGTAATTTACCATTCGCATCGGTGTAGCTATCTATGTCTATTTTTTGGTTCGGGGTCGACTCATAAGTTTCTATTGCAATAAACTTCATAGGAAATACAACACCTTCCAATTCAAATAAATGTCCTTCAAACGCCATGGTGCACCCCTTTCCTATGACAACGCTAATCTACTGCGTCCATACGTTTTTATTTCTTTATTATTTTGCCTAACCAGCATATCCATTAAGTCAGATCCGGTCGTTGCAGGCTTTCTAGCTATTGAACGCAATATTTCATTTTGTTCTCTTAATAATTGTGTTTCCTCCGCGGTTGCTATTAGCATTGCATTAGTTATTCCGTCCGTTATTTGGTCTTTGTTTGCTACCGCAGTCCTGTTCCCCATCCTACCAATAATCTCCGGTCCGGCTTCGTTTGCATAAAAAAGCTCTCCTGTGTTCGGAAACCCTCCGTCCTTGTACCCTTTAATCTTATTAAGATAAGGTACGCCAAATGTGATATTGGTTCCTGGTATATCTGCCCTAAGTTTGGCAATTATGTTGGTATTAATCATATCAATGATTTCGTTGATAAAATCTCTTACGCTACCGATTGATGTGGCAAGCTTAACGGTAAATTCAACAGTTTTTGCAATGAAGTTCTTTGAGAGCTCAGCCCACTTATTTTTAATATATGTTGACGTTGTAGTTACTGCGGCGGTGAATTTTACTCCCTTGGCTACAAACTGCGCTGCCAGCTCCATATACTTTTTCTTTATAAATTCAGCAGTCGTTACGACTGTAACACTGAAATTTACAACCTTATCATAAAATTGTGGTGCAAGTTCTTGAAACTTCTTTTTCAACTGCTCAGCCGTTGTAACAACTTGTACTGCAAACTTGACTGTAATGTCGGTGAAATTCTTTTTTGCTTCATTCCATTTATCCGGGAACTTATCTACAAAATCACTCAGTATTCCAAAACCCTGTACATCTAGCGATATTGATGCAATTTCTTTGATGTAGTCCAACACTTTTGACCAACTAGGCTTTTCAATGAAGTCCCCAAGCGAGTTAAAAGCGTCAGATATATTCCCAAAGAAGTCTCCGATGTTCTGGAGTCTCATCTCCTGCAGTTTTACGAGGAAATTCACTATCGAATCAAATCCTTTATTACCCTTGAATTTGTCAGCTGCTTTGTTTGCTGCATCAATCGCGCTCGCAAGGGAATTAATAAACTCTGTCACAACGCTGTTGACCGTTGTTGTCAATAGTGGAGATAATACATTATCATAAAACCATAACAGCCCATCTCCTACATTCTGTGCAAATGGAGATAATGCTTTCCATAAATTTTTCAACGCTTCATTTAAACTTTCAAAATCTATTTTTGATAATGTTTCGTCTGTTATCCTGCAAAACTCTGGAAATCCTTTCCCTATCGCCCATTTTCCAAGCGGCACTAGAAATTCATCATAAAAGTCTTTTAGTGCTTTTCCTGTGAACTTCGCAAGCTTTGACAACCCGTTATCCCACAATTTTTGTAACGCTTCTGTAGCCGGTTTAAGTGTGTCTTTTAATTTGCTAAATGAATTTGTTAATGAATTGTTATTTTCTACAGCGTCGCCCGGATTATTTGAACCTGCATTTGTGCTTCCGCTCGTTCCGGTAGATGATTGGTTGTTGACAATGTTTAATTCATCAAATGCCATTACGGCTTTTTTTGCGGCTTTGGCTGCATCATTTGTCGAGCCTGCTAAATCTTCCATTGCTCCTGATTGCTGCTCTGTAGATTTAGTAGATGCAACTAGTGCTTTGCCAAACAATGCCTCTGACATCAATGAAAGGTTATATGTAACACTCTCTATTTTTTTAGCAAATGCCGTGAATGCCGGAAGCACCGCATTATAAATAGGCAGCACAATATTACCGATGTTCAGCTGTATATTTTTCAATGCAGCAAGGAAGATGTTTTGTTTTGTGGTGGTGTTATTCGCAAGTTCATCTCCATATTTTGCTGTAGCCTGCTCCAAGATTGACATTACTCTTATCTGCTGCTGTGTCTGATAATCAAGCTTCGCCCACGTCTTACCGTTCGCCAACTCCTTAAAGGCTTTTGTAGTTTGTATCATGGACACATTAGCATAGATGCCTAAATCTTCAATTGCTTCTGTATTTCCAAGGATACCAGACCTGATACGCTCCATGGTATCGTCCATGGTCCTACCTGTTGAACTTGCCACAACTGCAGATGATTTTAATAACCTGGTGGTGTAGTTTTCTGCCTGCTCGCTATCAGACGCAAATCCGGTGATAAGATTGCTGAATGTAGCCCCATATTTAAAAGCCTCCTGCCTCGCCATTCCGAAGGATTTTGATTGGTTTTGTGCCCAAACTGTAAATTCATTCGCGCTACTACCTAAATTCCTTGCAATCTGCCCCGTAGAACTTTCAACGGACATTGCAGCAGAAGTACTGCTCTTAATCAATGCGCCGACTCCTATTCCTCCAAGTGCCGCTGATACCAGCTTCATTTTCGATGATATATTTTTTTCGAATGATCCCAGCCTTGCCTGTACTGTCGTTATTCCTTTTGAAATGTTGCTATAGTCCATTCCTCCGCGGACTATAAAATTACTCTTTGCCAATTAATTCACCGCCCCTCCGAACATAGCATTTAATGCTTTTATCTGATTAAGCATTTGTTCGTCTGTCATTTCTTTCTGTTTGGGTTTATTTTGATTTAACACTTTATCGAGGTTTGGCATTCTTTTAGATCGTGCCCAATTAGCAGTAATCCAAGCTTGCATGATTGATAGTTCATAATCATTATTGAGCTTCGCGTGATACTCTTCTGCCTCGATTCTTTTGATTTCTTCGTATGCTTGCATTTTGATATTTAATTGCCATGGGGTCATTTCGTCATATTCTGAAATTGACACCCCTAGCATAAACGCATGTTTAAGGGACCGGTCCCAATCCCAAGGTTCTATTTCTTCGGATTTTTCGCAGTCCCCTTCTCGTTTTTTTGTTCTTCACCTGGTTCATCATCTCCGAGGCTTGATGCAAAAGCCTTGGTCAGCGTCTCCATAACATCCTCGAACGGGACCATGTCAAGCAAATCCTCCATTTCTTCAAGCTTAATGATCTCGTTGTTCTTTTTTGCATCACTCAACAACCCACAGTACATGAGCGTCTCGACATCTTCCATGGTTGCCATGTTTAGCACTCCACCAATCTTGTCCATGGTTACTCCAGTCATTGCACAGAGTGTCTTTAATGCCTTATGTCCAAATCGTACCTCTCTAGGTCTATCCAGGTTTAAAATTACTACATCGTTTCTATCTGACATATATTACCTCCATAAAGAAAAGGGATAGGCAACAAGCCCATCCCTTATTGATTGTTAAGATACCTTTACAACTACTACCTCATACATCTTTTGTGTTTTACCTGTTTCATTTGCCAACACAGTCAATTTCTTTGATCCGATTGACATTGGTATTGATGCGGATGCTGCACCGCTTGTTAGATCTTGCGAATATTCTCCATCGACAAATAATTTTATTGTCTGCCCGGATGCTGTAGCTGTTACCGTTACGGAAGTAGCGGTTACCCCGCTAAAAGCATACAGATATGTACCGTTTGCAAACGTAGGTGTCAACGCTCCTCCAGTACCAGACAGAGACAAACCGGTCAAACCTGAGCTTGCGCTAAATCCAAGTGTAGGCTTGCCACTAACCTTAATGGTTACCTCAAAACTAACCATATCCTCAAGTTCTGCTGATGTAGAAAAACCAGTTACTACACCATTGAAACTCCACGATGCTCCCATTTGAGAAGGGAATAAAACGGTAAACGGTATTGCACCGCCATCCTCAAACGCATTGTATAATTCCACTTGCCCGGTTGTATCAGACGGTTCGAAGTATCCGGATGCCGTTACTTCACCGCCGTCTTTGAAGCCTCCGGTAAACTCTCGATATCCTCCAGTGCTTGATAGCGTTGTTTTGTCAATCGTGTCTGCTGTAAGCGCCACTCCGTTAACAGATGTTAGCCCAGCTATAGACGCTGCATTAATTAAAAGCTTTGTTCCTAATGCTCTTTCAGACATATTATTCCTCGCTTTCTAATAATGGATTGTGAAGTCAATAATTCCTCTATTGACTCCCAATGCCGATTCATAAGTTTCGCTTACATTGTTGATTTTTAAATCCTCAATATAAATTTGATTAATTTCGCCTATTTTGGTTTTAGGCATAGACTTTAAAAGAGTCTCTACCTTATTGGTGAGACTCTTCATATCAGCGTATTTAGTTGCCATGCACGAAAACATATAACTTAGCGCGCCTTTGCCTGTGTATCCGTCAAGTGTTTTGATCTCGTCTGTATTAATTCGTGCATAGACTAAATATGGCTTCGTTGCGCCTTCTGGTGCGTTTGTTGGGTAGACGGAATTTGCTAGTTCCGTTATGTTTGTGACTAATTCATATCGTAAAGCTGTTTCCATCTACACCACCCCAAACAATTTTAATATTTGCAGAGCTAAAGCAACCTCAATGATGAAACCAATATATTCTATTGTCTTACAAAACAATTTCCATATTAGCGGATTTTTTTCAATCCATTTCTGTTGTCTACTTTTATTTTCCATCATTTCAACCCCACTTTCTTTATTTCTGCATCTATTTTCTTTTGCATTGTATCGACCATGATTTTTCCTGATCTCTGTGCATTGCTTGCAAGGCTATCATGGATAAATCTAAACCCCGGGATGTACTTCCCGTTTTTTGCAAAGAACCCGTATTCTTGCGATACCGGATAATATCCTGTTACTTCGCCATCTGCGTTCTTCTTTTGAAAAACATCATTCATGGATGGATCAAAAATAACATCATATACTTTTTTGCCCTTGTGTCTTGATTTTTCACCTTTAAGTATCATACCCTTTTTAAGGCTTCCGGTGTCGTAAGGTGCGTTTGCTTTAGCTTCTTTCAGCACGGGATTCATACCTTTTCTTGCGGCGGTGGTTACGTGCTTTTGTGGCACTTTACCAAGCCTTTCTAGGTCTTTTTTGAGCTTATCCATGCCCT